GGCGTGGGGGTGGCCGGGGCGCGGTGGTGGCCCTTGCCGCGGAAGAGGTGGCGGACGGTCAGCTTCACGACCCCTCCTTCGCGGTGCGAGGCCGGGGGAGGTCCGGACGGCGTTCCTGCCAGCGCGCCCCCTCCTCCATGGCCACCGTGTTCAGGCCGAGCGCGTCGTCCAGGCGCTTCTGCAGCCGGGCGACATCCCGCTCCAGCAGCCGGTTCGCCGCCCGGTAGCGGGCGCAGGCCCGCAGGACGCGGGCGAGGCGGGTCTCCAGCTGGACGGTGTACTCGCCATCGAGGTGGAAGGTGTCGAGCGCCGTGTCCAGTCGGCGCGAGAGGGTGGTGTTCCGGCCGGCCGTGCGGAGCGCGGAGCCCTTCCAGTTCGCCAGCTCGGCGCGGGCGGTGGAGAGCTGGGTGAGAGCATGCTGGTAGCTGGCCTGGAGGTCGCGGTGCTTGCTGCGGAGGACGAACATCAGCCCTCACCGCCCGCGGAGATCTCGACTGCGGTGTCCCAGCCCTCCCAGTTGTCGACGCCGGCAGCCTCAAGCGCGCACAGCCACGCGTCCCGCTCCTCCAGCTCGGCGATCCGCTTCCGCAGCTTCTCCGTCTCGCCGTCGACCAAGCCGTCCCCGGCCGGGCCAGCGGTGATGGCCGGCGGCAGGGAACCACCGAGGCGGCCCTCGCGCCACGCCTCGGCGATGGCGGCCTTGCCCGCGTCCGGCACGGTCAGCCGCGTGTACGCAGCCCGCCCCTGCATCGCGACGCCGGGCACCTCGTGGATGACGCCGGTCTCCGGGTCCGCCCACTCCGCCGTACCAGCGGCCGTGAGCGCCTCGATGATCTTCTTCTGGAAGCCGGGCTGTACCGACGTGACGAACTCGCGCTTGATCTCGCTCGCGTAGTTCTCCAGCACCCACGCCGTGAAGGCGTCCGGGTCAGTGACGGCCGCGGCGGCCTTCGGCTGGACCAGGCTGACGGTGCCGACGTCCTGGCCCTCGTCGAGGCTGACGGCGATCTTCTGCGTGCCAGTCTCCTTCTTCGCATCGCGGAGGCCGGTCTCCAGCTCGCGCTTGGCGTCCTTCAGCTGGTCGCCGATCGCGTTGTGGAGGGTGGAGAGGACCGCTACGGTGCGGGCGGTGTCCTTCAGGCTCATGTGCTACTCCTTGGGGTGGGCCGCCCCGATTGCCGCGGGGCGGCCCGAGTTGTGCGGTGGTCAGGCGGCGGTGCCGGTGAGGATCGCGGTCATGCCGCGCAGGTCCCGGGCTGCGGCCTTGCTGATGGGAAGGCCGTAGCTGGCCTCGAACTCCTCGTCGACGTTGTCGAGCCCGGCCGCGGCAGCGGCGGCGCGGAGTTCGCGCTCGGCGGCCTGCGCGTCGGCCACGGGGTCGGCGGTGGTGACGTCGTGCTCGGCGGCGACCGCGTCCGCCACGGAGTACGGGGCCGGCCCGCCGGTCTCGATGACCTCGGCGTCCACCACCCCGTCGGCGGCGGCCGAGGCCTGCTCGGCGGCGGCCTTCTCCTTGCCGATCGCGACGATCTGTTCCAGGACATGCGCGGCGGCGCCTGCCGCCTTGGCCGCCTGCCAGACCGTGCGAATGGCCTGCGCGTCGGCCGCCTCTGTCGCCTCGTTGATGAAGTCCCGGCCGCCGGACAGGTCGCCTTCCTGCTCGGCGTAGGACGGCTGTGCGGGCGTGGCCCACGGGTCGGCCTCGCCCGGCTGCACGCGGCGCAGATGCCGCTCACCGGCCGCCGGGTTGTCCGCCTGCGCCATCTCCTCAGCCGTGTACACCCCGGCCAGATCGTGCGGGAACGCCATGCGGAGGGCGAGCGCCTCGGCGCACTTCGCCGTCATCGTGGCGGGCATCTTCACCCACAGCCCCGACGGCTCCCCACCCTTCTTCGTCTGGACGTACTCCGAGTACCGGGCCACCGCCGAGAACCGCATCCCGTTCCGGATCACGACCACCTTCGCGGCCGCCGGTGGCTCCTCCGACAGCCACACGTCCTGCCACCGGCCGTCCTTCGCGCACCACAGGGTGTCCTCGTACCCGAGCGCGTGCCCGGCCTCGGCCGCCGCCCGGTGGGCGATGACGCGGTACCCGTCGATGCTGGTCTGCGGCGTGTAGACCTTCCGCTGCTGACGGTTGTCCCACCGGCCGATGAGGTAGATCTGCCGGGAGAACGGGTCTAGGCGGGTGCGCTGGCACAGGTGGAGGAACGCGGACAGTTCGGCGGGGGCCACCTGGTTGTCGATGCCGGACTGCTGGAGAACGGCGGCCTGCTCGGGGGTCCATGTGGTCTGGTCGGGGCGGATGGCGAGGGCGCCGCCCGCCTTAGTGATTTCGGCGCTCACGGGCGCACGTCCTTCCGGGTGGTGTTGAGGGTGAAGTAGCGGCCGTTGTCGGGGCCGTGCTGCTGGAGATGGCGGCGCTGCGTGAGCGTGTGCAGGTCCCGGCGGGCGGTGGTGCGACACGGGGCCTCGCCGGTCAGCCGGCGGAGTTCCTGGACGCGGCCGGACGTCCAGCGGCCGCCCCAGGTGCGCATGGTGTCGAGGAGCTGCGCGAGACGCTGCTCGCGGCTCGGCGCGGTGCGGGTGCTCATCGGGTGGCCGCCTTCGGTTCGATGTGCCAGGCGGCGAGGAGGAGAAGTGCGGCGGCCTGGACGCGGGTCCACTGCATGGCGCGGGCGGCCGTGTCGAGGGCGGGCGTGAGGTCGATGTGCGGGATGCGGGGGCGGAGGTTGTGGTCGAGGGCGAGGATCAGGAGCGCGCCGGGGATGAACGCGGTGGTGCCGAGGGCGAGCGCGCCGATCCACTCGCCGGTGGTGGCGGCGTTCACTCGTCCGCCTCCTCGTCGTAGGCGGCGGCGACCTCCAACGGCGTCACCACGTAGCCCGTGCCCCACGTCCGCCCACGCTCCATACCGGCCGGGGTGGCGTGCACGAACAGCTCCTGCTCGCCGTCCTCGGGCTGGTCGACGGTGTCTTCGTCCTCACGCCACCAGAGCGACACCTTCGTGCTCTCGTCGTACTCGCGGCGCATCTCGGTCTCGCAGTGCTCCCGAGCGGCGGCGGCCGTGGTGTACAGGCCCATCACGATCGAGTCGTGCGACGCCCGGTACACGGTCAGCGGCGACGTCTCACGCGTCCGCAGCTCCTGCACCGCGTCGGAGAGGGCCTCGTTCGTGGTGTGCCGCTCCGCCTCCAGCTCGGCGATGCGGGCCCGCAGCGCGGCGGCCTCACGCTGCGCCGTGCGCGTCTCGTTCTCCGCCCGAAGCCGAGCCGCCTGCACCTCCTCCACCCTCGCGAGCAGCTGCTCGTTGGTGGCGAAAACGTTGTTCCGCTGGTCACGGAAGGCGTTGCGCTGCCGCTCCAACTCGGCGGCGCAGGTGATCGTGTTCTCCAGGACGAGGCGCAAGTCGTCCTTCGTCATGCGGGCGTTGAGAGCGTCCCGCGCGCGGTCGAGCATTGTGCGGGAGCGCGGCTCCGGGCCGACCGGCATCGGCAGCACGTCCGCCGACCCGACGATCCCCTGCTCCGCCAACTCCCGCAGCGTCGCCATCACGAAATCGGGGCACGTCTTCACCGACTCCGGCGCGTACAGGGCGAGCCCGTCCGACGTCACTGTGCGGCGCGTCCAGCAGGTGCCGTCCTTGGTGTTCACCACCTGCGGGGCGCTCATGCCGCCACCGCGCTCTCCGACAGAGCCGCCAGCGGGCACGACAGGACGATCCGTACCCGCACGTCCCGCCACACCGTCTCCACCGCGAACTCCACGTGCGTGGTGTCGTCGTAGGGGAACGGCGTCTCCACCACGGCCACACCGAGGGCGTCCGCCCAGACGGCGACGACCGGACGCGGGTCCAGGAACACCCCGCCCCCGGACAGGTCACCGGCGAGGGACTCATGGTTCGACAGGCGCCAGGCCAGCGACGGCAGGTCGCCGAACTCCTCCAGGAGCTGCACCAGCGCGACAGCCGCGCCGTGCTGACGGATAGGGTTGTTCTTCAAGGTGACCTCTTTCATGGTTGGTTGGTCGCCGAGTCGGTGGGGTCGCTCAGGCCGGGAAGTCGGAGCGGCCCCGCGGCGCGTTCAGGGGGTGTCAGGCCGTCGCGGCCAGCTGGTCCCGCTCGGCCATCCACGCCTTCACGGCGTGCAGGTCGAAGCGGCGGACCTGCTTCTTCTGGCCGGTTGTCCGCAGCCGCTCCACCGGCATGCCGTCCTCGATCCACCGCAGGACGGTCCAGTCCGAAACCTGGTAGTAGGTCTCCAACTCGGGCTGGGTGAGGAGGGGGAGCAGGCCGGCCGGGAGGGGGACGCGGCGGTCACTCTTCGTCGGCATCGGGGGTTGACCTTTCGATTCTCGAAGTCGAACCTGTGGGCATGGCAAAGAGGTCCTGGAGGGGGGCGTTCGTCCTCCGGTGCAGTGCTTCGGCGACGACCCAGGCCGTTTCCAGCTCGCAGCGTTCGCGAGCGGTCTTGCCCTGCCCCGTGATGTGGCCGACGGTCGCCGCACTGACGCCC